TGGCCTCGTTGCCTTCTTCATCGACAGGCACCAGCGCAGATCCAGCAGGACCATCGTAGTCGACGATCTCGCCCTCATTGCGAAGGCCGTTGTTGACGAAGCAGGGTGCGATCACTCGGTATTTAGGCATGTGCAATTCTCCTTATCAGACTACGGTAAAGCCAGAAGCGTAGAACTTCTTGCCGTCCTGAACATCCATCACCATGTCGGCGGTAACTTTACCAGCCGAGTTGGTGCCAGACACAGTGTAGCGAGCGCCGAGGTAACGCTTGCCGAGCGAAGCGATCTGCGGGTTCAGACGCACGGCAACATTCTTGCCAAGAGTCAGGTCAGCAGTCACGATCGCGCCGGAAGCGCCAATCACCACGACATTGCTCGACAAAGCGGCGTTGTCAGCGATGATCACTTCGAAGTTGGTAGAGGTACCACCAGCGAAGGCTTCAGTCATTGCGAAGTTCATGTAGAGGTCGCCACCTTCACCCATGTCGCGAGCGACAGACAGGTCGACAGTATCAGTCGACACAGCAGTCGTGGTCACGGCTTGGTCAGTAGAGACGCGGAGCAATTTATCGGTAATCATGGTTTGATCCTTTCAGGGTTAAGTTGACCAATTAAGAAATGGCCGCTTCGGTGTTGAGCAGAGCATCAACGCGACGGAGCGGAACGCCCAGGAAGGACAGCCAAGAGTAAGGCATACCGAACTGGCTCAAGCCTTCGTTGATCTTCAACACATACTGGCTCTTGTCCAAAGCCGCGATCGACAAGCCAGAGTGGACAGTGCGGTTCATGTAGAACGCGGCACGACCCATCGACATGTTGGGGATGCGGTACAGAGCACGAGCCATCAGTTTGATGATCGCAGTTGCGGCGGTAGGAGCCTGGGTGCCAGTCTGAGCGATCAGGTCGGACACATCGATGTTGGCGATGCGCACGACATAGCGCCAGTCTTTCACGACCAGACCATTCTTCCACTGGTAACGAGTAGCCAGGGCTTGCATGCGAGTGCCGTCGCTGTTGTAGACGGTTTGCTCGCCGAGGTCTTCATGAATCAGACCAGCCTTGGAACCCTTCGGGAACGGGCAGTACACAGTGTTGTCACCCCACACCACGAGGTAGATCGAGGTGTTGTCAGAGCCAGAGCCACCAGCCTTCAGAATGTTCTGGCCGTTGGCGGCAGTGCTGTCGCTGTAGCGAGCGGCAAGGCCGAGGAACTGCTTGGGATCGACACCAGGGTTGCCATAGAACATGGTCGTAGCCTGGGTCTGGTTCATCGCCTCGAGGAAGGCGGTGTCTTCAGACAGGCGGAACTGAGCGGTGTTGCCGTTCAGCATGGCCAAGTCTTTGTCCACTTCAGAGCGGGCTTCAAGGATGCCGCAAGCCTCGTCCACTTGTGCAGTGGTCGATTTGCTCGACGGGATACCTTGGTTCAGCGCACGCCAGTAGACAGTGGGCAGACCAGTACGGATTACGACGCGCTCGCCGGTAGGCAGGTTGCCTTCCTTGAACACGCAGTCCTCCAGGATTTCGTTGCTCTGCGAAAGCAGTTCTGCAACGATGGGAACTCGACCGTCCGGGTCGACGCGTTTCGCCCAATCGGCGAGGGTGAGAGAGTTGTTCGACAAAGTAGCCATGTTGGACTCCTATTAAGTTTGCTGATTTGAATAAAGCGCGGATGCTAGATCGTTGAAACCCTTGGGGCCAGCCTTCTGACCACCGCGAGTGCCACCGACAAAGCGGTCCTCACTGATTGCTTTGCCTGCCCTGTACATCAATCGGATCATCTCCGGGTGATTGCCCAGGCCAGACTCGTTCAACAACTTGCGCAATTCCGGCGTGCCAAATGTGTCGAGTGCCTTCTTCGCAGTGACCAGGTTGTCGTTGAGTTTTTCACCCCCGAACTCCTTGTCAACGCGAGCGGACTCAGCCCACTCGTTGCGCACAGTTTCCAATGCTTGCATCTGACGCTCCAAGATCTTTGGCGCGACTTTGTCAACCATCTTCTGCGCGGCGTCTTGCGGCAGATTCAATTCCTTGGCGATTTCCGAGAATGAGTTCATCACCTCGGGGTCGAATTGCTGGCCCTCGGGGGCTTTGAATTCGTACGCTTCCGGCGCACCCTGCTTTGCAGGATCACCGGCCTGGTCGCCTTCGGCATTGCCAGTCTTCTGACCATCTTGGCCAGCCTGCTGGTTCTGCGTGCTGTCAGCCTGTTGTTGCGATGCCTGTTGCTCGCCACCCGTCGGTTGCGTGCTCGAGGCGTCTTGCGATGCGGGCGTGCCTTCAGTGGTCGTTGCGGCTTGATCCGTCATCAGCGATTCTGTCATTGGATTGCTCCTTTACCATTTGTGGGTACAACTCAGGGCAGAGAGAGTGAACCATCGAAAGCATGCGAAGCCCGAAGTTCCTGTTACCTTCTGCGAATGCCATTTGCATCGAGTTGGTATTGAACGACAGACGGAACACGCCCGACTGATCCAGAAGACGCCACACTACACGGCGCCCCCTCTTGCTACCCATGAGCCACTTGAGGTCAGCCTCTTCGTTCTCTTTGGCCAGTTTCTCACGCACTTCCCTTTCGGCTTTGGCGCGTTCTTGCCCTTTGAGATCGATCGGGTCAAATTCTTTGCTCATGTCGTCAATCTATCCACGGCACATCTGGATACGGGTACCGTCATGCCGCAACTTCACTGACGGTCAACAGCAAAGATGGTGCCGCTGGTTTGGCCGGTGAGGTTTCTGCGGCATGGTAGGCGATCGTGATGCCTGCGTTGTCCCTAGCCCAGACGATCTGGACATAGTCGCCTGCATCCATGTCGATGAAAAAGTTTTGGCTTGGGATGATGGTTCCTGGTACGCCACCGTGACTGCTTGGCACGGAATACTTGAACCGGCTGTTGGGGATGTCGACGCCATTCTTGCGGCCCCACAATTCGAAGTAGTGGGCCTGGCTTTCGGTATTGTGCAGATGCACAGACAGTTGCCAGTTGAACAGACCGGCGCGGTTGGCATAAATCTTTGACCCATCAACCACTCGAATGCCTTGCTCGATGGCGGCAGTGTTGAATGTCATGACCGTGCCGCTTGTGCTACCAGTCTGGTTGGTAGTATCGAAAAACAGGCCATAGTTCGGGGCACGCTGGAAGTAGAACTCGGACCCATCAGGATCTTTGACGCCGACGATGTCGCCGGTCGTTTCGTCATACAGCCAGGGAGCGCCCTGGTACTTTTGGCGTGCTGTCATTTCTTGTCCTTCTTGTCTTTCTCTGGATACATCTTCTCAGCCATCTGTGAGAACTCACGGCCCACAGACTGAGGGACATCCACCTTCTTGGCGAACTCTTTGTTGTGCGCGACGGCCCGCATGAAGCGAGCCTGCTTCTCAGTCTTGGCTGGCATGATTACTCACCAGAGCCGTAGAGCATGGTCGATGCTTCGGCATTGCGCTGTTGCTGGTTGCCTTGGATCTCCAGGTCAGTGATCTGCAACTCGATGCCCATGTCTTCGCCTTCGCCTTGAGTCTCGTACGCACGAGTCATCTTCACATAGGCCTTGGCCATGATCATCATCTCAGTGCCAACCTTCGGCAAAGCGGTGATGCCAAGTTTCTCGAGTTCGTCTTTACCAAGGCTGATGCACAAGCCGTACGGGTAGCGCGGCTCGTCCATCTCGATTTCGCCGGGCATCTCTTCGCGCTCGGGTGCGCGTTGCATGTTGATCAGTGCCATTTGTCAGTCCTTTCAGGGTGTGTTGTAGCCGGAATACATATCGATCACATTGGTCAGTGCGCTTGGCTCGACCGTCTTTGCCGCCGCCAGATCCCTTGCGGTTTCTGCCTGTTGCTTCATCGAATCAGCCTGTGCCTGCGCGGCCAGTGCTTGGTTGCGTGCGTCGCGGATCATCGATACCTGGTCGCCTGCCACCAGCATGTTGGGATCAACGCCCAGCATGTCGGCATAGGCATCGACCCACGCATCGCCGTTGAACTTGTCGAGCACTTCAGGCTTCATGCCTGCGACCACACCCAGGTTGCCGACGAATCGGTCAACGCTGTTGGTGCCAATCGCACGCTGTGCCTGCGCCAGCATCGAGACGAACTCGACCGACAGTTCCATGCCTTGCAGTTCAGGAGGAGGCGGCATCAGCACATTGGCTTCGACCATGCGCGTGAAGGTCATGTCGATCAGCGGAGACAGCAGTTCGTTGTGCAGGCGCTCGAGCACCGGGCCAAGCATGAGCAACTTTTCTTCGTGACGCTCGGCCACTTCGGTTGCGGTCATGCGAGTGTCGGTTGCGTTGGCCAGCATCAGGAACAGGTCAGCATAGAACGCGCCACGGATACGCTCGCGGCAATCCATGATGTCGTTGAGCAGGTACTGCAAGTTGAGGTTGACTTCGAACGCAGAGCGAATGCCGCCTTGCGGTGTGTTCGCATCGACGAACGAGACGCCACCAGGCAGAGTCTCGACATCGCGGTTCTTCATCGAGGTCGGAACCTGGAGCGGTGGCCGGACCTGGTAATCGATCGCTTGTGCCTTGCGCAGTTGCTCGTGCTGGAGTTGCTTGATGTCACCGAGCGCCTCCATGCCTGGGCTGTTGCCGTAGATGTCACCTCCAGTGGTTTGCCAGCGAGGCGCCACAGCAGGGAACACCTTGAAGCCAGACTCACGCAGGAACTTGTTGTTGTCGCCGCCCACCTCGAAGTGATACGACGCATACGGCATGTTCAGGTTGTCGCGCTTGCGTGTGTCGCGCAGTGAGCGAGGCTCGATCGCGTGGATGATTGGCACCCATTGATCGAACGAGCCACGGTCGTACATGTTGCGCACAGTCGTCGAGCAGTTCTCGCGCCCGAACTCTTGCACCACCTCGGCCACAGTCTTCTCGTATTCGCGATAAACAGTGTCGACCTGGCCCTGGTAATTCGTGGCGATGCAATACTCGCCGCAGGTCAGGGTGTAGTGGTGAATGACATTGTTGAAGTCAGGCAGGACGATCGAGACATCGGTACCGAACGCGCCCAGTTCCTCGTAGATCGAGTGCAGTGCGCGGTAGGTGTTTGACTTCTGGAAGACCAGTTGCATGCGACGCGTCGTGTCGTCGAGCCACACCTTAACGGGCTGGTACTTGTTGAGTTCAGGATCTGCTGTGGCCAGGCGGAACCATGGCCGTGCGGGGCTGGTAGCACCTGCCATCATGCCAGCGCCAAGCACGCGCAGTGCGCGAGTGCCGGTGTTGTCGTAGATGTTGTTGTGCCTGCGCCAGCCTTTGTCGCGGTCCTGGACGAAGTAGCGTCCATTGCGTGGCAGTAGGTAGGTCGTGATCTCTTGCCAGTGCGCCCACCAGGATGCACGCTCCGACTTGAGTTGTCCCCAGCGCGTGAACAGTTTGTCCCGCGTAGGGGCGTTTGGATACGACTGTGCGTCGCTGGGGAATTGACTCATGGTTTAACCGCCGAGAAGAGTGTTTTTACCGAGTGCCAACTGTTGAGGGTCAACGCCCTGCGGACCAGTCAGCATCGTGCCAGCCGCGCCGCCGCCAGCCGCCGCTTGCGTGTCAGCAAGGACTGCCTGCGTATCGGGACGCTTTTGGTTTGCACGGTTGATGTTCTGTTGCGCAGTGGCTTGCTGTGTCTCTGCCATCTGCACCTGTTGCTGTTGCACAACCCGCTGTTGCTCGAGTCCAGCCTTCTGGATCTTTTGCGCCTCTTGGCCTTGCTTGTACTGCGCGGTCGTTGCCGCCGCTACAGCACCAGCACCTGCGGCCACAAGGGCCGTTGCTCCGAGGGCTGACGCACCGCCAGCCGCCGCCGCTCCAATAACTGCCGCTACACCCATGATGATCTCCTTTCAGATCTGAATACTGAAGATGATGTCCTGCACGCCATAACCGAGTCGAGGCATCATCTTCTCCAGGGCAGTGCCAGGCTTGGCATGCCACAGCATCAGACGGGCGCCGCGCTCTTTTGCCGCCTCTTCCGTTTTGCGGATGAGTTGCAGTCCAAGTCGGCCACTCCTCTTGTCTTCGGTCACGAAGAGCAAGTCGTTGCTACATGTTATGAGGTCGGCGTAATGCGGATGGTTGGTCACGACATTCACCGAGTACCCCACAATCCGATCGCCTTCAAATGCACCGAGGATCAACAGCATGCCATTGGCCTCGAGGTTGCGGTACTTTTGCTCATCAGGCTTGAGCACCATCACCTGCTTGTTGAGGGCGATCTCCTCCCAATGTTCAGAGAACAACTCGCCAGCATTGGCCAGCATCTCGTCGACATTCGATGGTCGGATTTCAGTCATGGGTTCCCCACTATTGACGCCACAGTAGTGGCTGAATTATCGGATACGGGTACCCGGCGCATCGGAAAGCGCGAGGTTACTGCGTCGATGATGATGTGAATGCGGTCTTCTTCGCCGTCGTTTCGCGCTGAGTGTGTGACCTTGTGATCGAACCACCAGGCCTCACCAGGCGCGAAGTGTTGCGTCTCGTTGGCTGCGGTCAGCGTCGCCTGCTCGGTTCCGGTGACGGCCACATGGAAGCGGGCATAGTGGTCGGCGTAGGTGCCCTCGTCGATGTGCGGAGTGACCACGCCACCGGGCTTGAGTTTGACGATCAGCACGCGGCCCAACTCCTCGACCTGGAGCACGCCAGCCAGCAGTGGCCGGAGCACCGGGACCAGGACATCAGCCAGGGTGTCCATGACCGGGTAGTCGTAGGCGCCCTTGTCGAACATGTAGTAGTACGGCGTGAACTTGTACGGGCCACGCGGGTAGATGCATTGTGTGTCTTTATGTGCCGAGCCGGTGTATTCCTGGCGGGCGGTAATCTCGTCCCACAGGTGCGGCATGGCCTCGAGTCTGGCGCGGATCGGCTCGACATCAAGGCCCACGGCCACGCGCTCAAAGTTTTGCATAGGGGTCATACTCCTCCTTCGTCTTGTAGCGGCCCAACTCCTGCATGATCGATCGCTTGGGCGTGTCCATCAGCGCCAGGCAGTAGGCCGATGCATAGTCCGGCGAGCGCCCGATCTTGTCGAGGATCTCTTCCCGGCTGGCCACGGCCACGGTCTGCCCCACCAGTTTCCAGGTCGGTGCGCACAGATCGGCCAGCAAGCGTTGATCTGGAGGCAACGCGATGCCGGTGTTGTTGGCTGGGTCGAGCGCCTCACGCATGCGCCACCACAGTTCGGATCGCTGGTTCTTGAAGCGCAGGCGCCCAGACTTGTCCAGGCCCAGCGCGGCCTCGGCCACATTGACGCCCAGGACTTGCTGGCCCATCTCGTTGAGGAAGTCGTACGGGCTGGAGCCGACGCCGATCACATCGATGTGGATCGGTGCGCGGTCACGCACTGCGGTTACCAA